AAAGCACCTGTGTTTGTCGCTAGGCAACTGGTGAAGCATCAAGTTGGCTTGGTTTGGAATGAAATCTCAAGACGATACGTAGACTTTTTACCTACTTTTCATCAACCGGAAGCATGGCGTAAACGTGCGGACAACAAGAAGCAAGGGTCATCGGATGAGTCCTTTACAGGCCCCGACGGTGAAAGATTTGATATGAGATACAAAGACTTGATGGATAAAGCTGAAGCTGTTTATGATAACATGATAGCCAGTGGTGTAGCCCCAGAGCAAGCCCGTATGGTCTTACCCCAATCAATGATGACTGAGTGGTACTGGACTGGCTCTTTGGCAGCCTTTGCACGAGTGGTCCAGCAAAGGATATCCAGCGATGCTCAGTACGAGTGCCAGATAATTGCACAAAAGATAGATCAAGCTCTTGCAGTAGCAGAAGAAGTAAGCTATTCTTGGGCATGTCTAACTGAAAGGGAATAATCATGAACAAAGAAGATATGGACTTGACAAGCCCTGTGGAGGGCTACATGTCACTGGAACACCAAAAGAAGATGGCCTCTGAGTTAGCCTACGATGAGCTACACAGCCTGAGGTTTAACGAGCTTCACGCTATGCTGAGGGACTTTTTGATGCAAAAGTACCGCTCAATGCCACCTTTAGAACTAACGGACATGTATGAGAAGAGATTCTGGTACATGGTAGGAGAATAATCATGAGCAGATGCAGAGCCTGTAACAATGCTATGACGGATACTGAAATGAAACGTAAAGATCCTCACAGCGGAGACTATACAGACTTGTGCAGTGCGTGTTTGGTGGTGTCCGTTGAAGCCTTGCTTGAACTGGACGGGTTGGTAACGGACATTGACACAATTCAATTATTAGACGAAAGGGAGGTTGACTATATAGACGAAGCTGATATACTGCGGTACGTCCAAACTCAGGACAATAACTTTGAAGATAACTACTAATGGAGTAATTGGTATATGAACCAGAAACATATTGCTGAAGGTACAGTGGCCTTTCAATCACTAAGAAAGCATGACGAGTGGCAGGGACAGTCCACTGGTAAATTCACGCTCACTCTGAGCCTACCGGAAGACGTAGCGGAAGCTCTACAGTCCGAAGGTGTAAAAATGAAGGACTACGAAGGGACTGCTCAGCGTAAGTTTAGCAGCCAGTACCCAGTCCCCGTCTTGAATGAGGACGGTACACCCTTTGACGGTGACGTAACCAGAGGCTCGCATGTACGTATCCTGTACAGCTACGGCAAACCCCATCCCGTTCACGGTACGTCTACGTATCTTGACAGGGTAAAGGTCTTAGATCTTGCGGAGACAACTCTTAGCGAATCACCGGAAGACTTCTAAGGAGAACATGACTCATGTCTGAGAACAAGTTTACAAGGCATGAGGAATGTCCGAAGTGCGGTAGTAAGGACAATTTAGGAAGATACTCAGACGGTCATGCTTATTGCTTTACCGCTGAATGTGACTACTTTGAACCTGCTACCGACACTCCGGTAACTGCATCCTCATTTACAAATGGAACCTATCAAAAGGTAATGGTAACGGAAATGACTGGAGTAATTGAAGCAATACCCGACAGGCGCTTGTCCAAAGAGACATGTAGCAAGTTTGGTGTGCGTATAGAGTTTGACCAGAAAGGTAACATTGCAAAACACCACTACCCCTTCAAAGATGCGGACACAGGCGAGACAGTCTGTACCAAAGTGCGTATTGTGAAGGACAAACAATTCATGATTAACGGCTCCTACGGCAACAATCTGGGCCTGTTTGGTCAGGACACCTGTAGAGGTAGAGGTAAGTTTATTACCATTACCGAAGGTGAGCTGGACTGCCTAGCGGTATCTGAAATGTTTGACAGGAAGTGGGACGTAGTGTCTTTACGAACTGGTGCGGCATCAGCAGCCAAAGAGATCAAAGAGCAGCTAGAGTGGCTTGAAGGCTACGACAATGTGGTACTGTGCTTTGACAACGATAAGGCTGGTCAGATAGCCGTAGACAGCGTTAAGGATCTGTTTAGCCCCAACAAGCTGAAGGTCTGTAAGCTACCCCTGAAGGATGCCAGTGATATGCTTATGGCAAACAAGATCAGGGACTTTACAGCGGCATGGTGGGACGCTAAGACACACAGACCTGACGGTATCGTAGCGGGTGTAGACACATGGGATCATCTCATTAATGCTCGCAAGGTTAAATCTATACCGTATCCATGGGCAGGTCTAAATGACTTGACCAAAGGAGTCAGACCCTTTGAGCTAGTGACGATAACCTCAGGCAGTGGCATGGGCAAGTCTCAACTCGTAAAAGAGATTGAATACTTCCTGTTCAACTGCACAGAGGACAACATCGGTATACTGGCTTTGGAGGAATCTCTGTCCCGCACTACTTTGGGTTTAATGTCAATGGCAGCTAACAAGCCATTACATTTAGATGAGGACGCAGACACCGCCAGTTTCAAACCTTATTGGGAAAGCACGTTGGGGTCTAATAGATTCTACTTGCTTGACCACTGGGGTTCAACTGGTGAGGAGACGTTAATGTCTCAGATAAGGTACTTGGCAAAGGCTATGGACTGCAAGTGGATCATTCTTGACCACCTGTCAATCGTAGTCTCAAGTCAGGAGAACGGTGACGAGCGTAAGAACATAGACGCAATCATGACTAAACTCAGGACTCTGGTTCAGGAGTTGGGCGTAGGTCTATTCTTAGTCAGTCACCTCAAGCGTAGCGGTGGACAGGCCCATGAGGACGGAGGGAAGATATCTCTATCTGAACTCAGAGGGTCACAGTCCATCGCTCAATTATCTGACATTGTGTTGGGACTGGAGAGGGATCAACAGAACGACGATGAGGACGTTCGCAACACTACGACAGTGCGAGTGCTGAAGAACCGCTATACGGGCTTGACAGGCCCAGCGTGTTACCTGAAGTACGACAAAGTGACTGCACGTATGTTGGAGACACAAAAACCAGCGGAGGTTATAGGTGATTTCTAGTTATGACGACATTATAGAACGGGTTGTGACAACACCCATCATGACATCTTCTCATGAAAAGTCTATGGAGATGGGAACCCTGAGAAACTCAGTCACTAGAGGTGCTGGCAATCTCGTAGGGTTTGTAGGAGAAGGCTTAGTACATGAATACTTGCAGGAGCAGGGACAAATGTGCGGTTGGACTAACACGTATGATTATGATTTAGTGCTTGACGGTGATCTCACTCTTGACGTAAAATCTAAGCGTACTGGTTTTACCCCAAAGCTGGACTACGAGTGTTCCATCACAGCCCTAAACACTAAACAGAAGTGTGACATGTACGTATTCACAAGGGTCAGGAATGACATGACCGTAGGTTGGATACTCGGTTTCTTGCCAAAGGAAGAATACTTTGACAAAGCAACCTTTATGGAGAAGGGAACTGTTGACTCTTCTAATGGATGGAAGGTAAAATCGGACTGCTACAACGTACCGATAAACGAACTGAGGCCAATAAGTGAACTTATCAAAAAGCAAAACTCTGATACTTGACATTGAGACTGATGGGCTAAAACCCACTACTGTTTGGTGCTGCGCTACTAATCTGTTTGGCACTGTGTACGATGCTGAGACATTCAAAACACAGTTAGCTGAACATGCTGTAGAGAACATCGTAGCTCACAACGGCATTGGGTTTGACTATCCAGTTATGTCTAAGTTATGGGGAGTTGACTGGTCAAGCTACAAGCTGTACGACACCTTAGTCCTGTCAAGACTGGCAGACCCATCCAGAGAAGCCGGTCACAGTCTACGCCAATGGGGTGAGCGTTTGGGCTTCCCCAAAGGTGAGCATGAGGACTGGTCAAAACTAAGCTGTGAGATGGTTGCGTACTGTGAGCAGGACGTAGCAGTTACTGTCCGTGTTCTGGAGTGCCTTGAGGAAGAACTAAAAAACTTCAGCGCTGAGTCCGTAACGCTTGAGCATGACGTACAGACAATCATTCAGAAGCAGATCAAGAATGGTTGGCTGATAGATGAGAAGCACACACATAATTTACTAGCACTATTGAAGGAGAAGAAATATGAGCTGGAAGAAGAGGTGCAGAAAACTTTTATGCCTCTTCCTGTATATGTTAAAGAAGTTACTCCGAAAGTTAAGAAGGACGGTACCTTTTCGGTGGTTGGCCTAAAGTTTCTGGGGGATCAGTCTGAGAATGTGGCTGGCAGGTTTTCTCGTATAGACTATCCCCCTTTCAATTTAGGATCAAGACAGCAGATAGGTAGATACCTACAGTGGTTTGGCTGGGAGCCTAAACTGTTCACTGAGAAGGGACACCCTATTGTAGATGAATCTGTGTTGGGTACTGTAACGGACATACCTGAAGCAAAACTCATTGCTGAATACCTTATGATCCAGAAGCGTGTAGCGCAAGTACAGAGCTGGCTGGACGCTGTTGAGGAGGACGGTAGAGTACATGGTTACGTAAACACTAACGGCGCTGTGACGGGCCGTATGACACACTCAAGCCCCAACATGGCTCAAGTACCTGCGGTGTACTCACCGTATGGTAATGAGTGCAGATCCTGTTGGTCTGCCCCTGAGGGCTACCAGATCGTAGGCTGTGATGCCAGTGGTCTTGAGTTACGTATGTTGGCACACTATATGAAGGATGAGGACTATACAAATGAAATCATTAACGGTGATATCCACACAGCAAATCAACGACTTGCTGGACTTGAATCAAGAAATCAGGCTAAAACTTTCATCTATGCCTTACTATACGGCGCAGGAGATGAAAAGCTTGGAACAGTGGCTGGTGGAGGTAGAAAGGCTGGCAGAAACCTTAGAGAATCTTTCCTACATAATCTCCCATCATTTGCAAATCTTAAAGAGAGAGTTTCAGAAGCAGCAGGAAGAGGATACCTCATCGGGCTTGACGGAAGAAATCTCAAAGTCAGGTCAGAACACTCCGCTCTAAATACCCTACTACAGTCCGCTGGCGCTCTGGTGATGAAAAAAGCTTTGACTCTTCTGGATGACTATGCTACAATATGGGGTATAGACTACAAGTTCGTAGGTAACATTCATGATGAGATACAGGCTGAGGTTATCAACGAGCGTACAGAAACTTTTGGTAGATTAGCTGTGTCCTGTATACAAGCAGCAGGTCTTGAATGGAAACTAAACTGTCCTCTGGACGGAGAATATAAGGTAGGAGAGACATGGGCACAGACACACTAATAGACGACATCTATGGCTTGGTGTCTACCAAAGAGGTTGCTGACGGGGTAGACATAGACAAAGAGATAGATAAGCTGGGCGAGTCAATCAAAGAGCTAATGAAGATTGAGTTCAAGAAGGACAGACCTAAGGATACCAGAAGGCTACGCCTATCCAGCATAGGCAGGACTGATAGGTATCTGTGGAATCAGTATCACGGTACTGAAGGTGAGGAATTGCAGCCTCACACCTTAGTAAAGTTCCTGTACGGGCATGTCATAGAGGAGTTGGTCTTATTCCTTGCCAGAGCCTCTGGTCATGAAGTCACCTGCGAACAGAAACGGTGTGAGGTTGAGGGAGTTGTAGGTCACATGGACTGCAAGATAGACGGTGTAGTGACGGACGTTAAGTCCGCAAGCACCTTTGCCTTCAAGAAGTTTAAGGATCGTAGAGTACCTGAGGACGATGCCTTTGGGTACGTAGACCAGATCAAAGCCTATGCACACTCAGAGGGTGAGCGTAAGATAGCATGGCTGGCTATGGATAAAGCCAACGGTCACTTGACATTCTGTGAGCATGACTTAGACGATGAGTCTGACCCAATGCATGAACACTTGAAAAGTGATATCGTTGAGCGAGTCAAGCACGTTAAGAAGATGGTTAAGCGTGTTGAACCTAAAGAGTATTGCTACGAAGATGTACCGGACGGTAAGTCTGGAAACAGAAAGCTCGCCACTGGCTGTTCTTACTGTCAATTCAGAGACAAGTGCTACCCAGATTTACGTACTTTTATCTATGCAAGTGGGCCTAAGTATCTGACAAAGGTAGTTAGAGAACCCTTTGTTTCGGAGATACCGGATGGCTTCTAAAAAGACAAGATACGGTATGTACAGGTCAGGGCTTGAGAAGAAGTTCGCTGAGACATTACCGAGAAAGTTCATGAAGTATGAGCCGTATGACGTACCCTACGTAACCCACAGGAATTACAAACCTGACTTTGTGTACAAAGACTGGCTGTTGGTTGAGTGTAAAGGGTTCTTCAGAGAAGGAGACACACTTAAATATAAATCAATACGGGACTGTCTGGAGGAGGATCAAGAGTTGGTCTTTGTCCTGTCAGATCCAAACAAGAAAGTGAGGAAAGGAGCTAAGATGACAATGGGTAAATGGTGTGATAAAGAAGGATTCAAGCACTATACCATCGCTACTACACAAGAGTTGATTGACTATGCCAATGCTAATTGATGAGCTTAGAGAACGTATCCTACAGGAGTACGATGTAGACCTGCTTTGTGAAGTCTTAGACATAAGCGCAGAGGACATATTAGATGCCTTTGAAAACAGAGTAATAAATAAACTTGAAGTGTTTGAGGAGTTGGCGATTGAAGAGGAGGACGAAGATGTCTATTGACTTAGCGACTAAAGAGGAATGGGATTCAATTTTAGTGAACAAACCTCCTCATTACAATCAGGGAGGCATGGAGGCCATTGACTACATTAAGCAGCAGTTAGGAGAAGGTATCGTTGACTACTGTGAGGGTAATGTGCTAAAGTACCTACACCGTTGGCGCTACAAGAATGGCTTACAAGACTTGCAGAAGGCTCAGTGGTACTTAAACAAAATGGTTGAAGAACAGGCAGGGGCAGAATGAAAGTAATTGAAGGTAACTTTGGTGAAAAGACAAGTACGGATAAAGTCCCTGTGCCTGTTGTGTTTGAAACTTTAACTCAGAAGGAAAACTTAGAGGACTACAGGGATGCTTTCTGCATCGCTAAATCAGACGAGTACATTGTTATTTCTACCAATATGGACACATTGGAATTGTACTTCTTGCTGGATCAATTAAAACTATCGCTAATAACTGGAGGGGAGTACGAACTCTGATG